TAAGAGACAGGCTGTGTTTGCTGATTGTATTGGCGGGTGTTGTGGGCGAGGGTGAACTCCACAACGCTCTTACCGTTAGGGATGAAGCGTTGCTCCGGCTCCCGGGTGAGGTTGCCGCTAATCGTGATGTCGTTGGTCATGGTTCTCCTTAGGGGAAGATGATGGGTGAGACGGTGTGTAGTTGCTTGTCTGCTAGTCGCATGACTTCCTGCATTTCAGCGTCCGCGTCTGGTTGTGTGCGGCGATGAATTACCTCGTGCCAGGCGCGGAGGTTGCCGGTGACTACCATGCGGGTTTCTACAGCGTTTGGCAGTAGTGCGCGTGCTGCTTCATTGCGTTGCTTCTTGGGCAAATGGTCGAGCCGGGCTTGTGTAACTCGGTAGTCTGCGAGGCATTCTTCTGCTCGCCCGATGAAGTCCCTTTGTGCTGCCATGTCGTGTTCACGTATTGCGGGCGGCATGACGATGTTCGCGTTGTTGGCGTTGATGAAGCGCTGCGATTCCACACTGAAACTTAGGTGTCGGTGGCGGGTGAGTTCCGCGAGGAATGCGCGACTCACGCCTGTGAAGTACAGGGTGGCGGTGGCGTGCTCGGCAATTGACCAGTGAGCTTGTTGGCCTAGTGTGCGGCGGAGGTAGTCCGCGTCGTTATACGTCTTACTGTTCGGCCGGTGAAAGCTGCGGTAGCAATTACGCCCGGCCATTGTGAGTAGCGTTTCCGCATCCGTAGACGCGTCCTGAATACCCATGTATTCGCTGATTGCTTTCTCATCAATCTTAGTGTGGGCAAGCAGGCGGACTTCTGGGGTGACAATGTTGACCATTAATTCTCCTGTAGTTCGTTCCAACGTTGGCGTCCGAGGTCGAGGATGGCTTGGGGAACGTCGCCGTCTTCGCGGATTTCGTTCATGAAGTTGGTTACTTCTTCTGGGCTGGTGAGTTCAGCGAGGGCGGCTTTTACGTCCTCAACGAACTGGTCATCCTCCCCCGCCGACTCCGGTTCTTCCTGCTTCTTCTTCGGAGCCGGGGCCGACAGGGCCTGCTGCGCCACATCCTGACGAGTGGCGCTCATCTTCACAGGTTCCAGTTCTAGGTCTTCGGCGGCGTACTTGATGCCAAGCAGCACGTCTGGTGCGAGACGGCGGGATACCTCCGATGCGGCCTTGGCGTAGAGCATGGCCTGCGGGTCGGTCTGATACTTCTTATTAGAGGTATAGCCCGCCTTCTTAGCGCGGTCTAGCGTCCAGGTGGAGGTTTCCTGCTCTCCGCTGGGCGCTACTCCCCTTACCGTGACGGACTCGTCGGTGGATTCGACGGTCTCGAACTTATACCCCTTGCCTTTAAGTAGGGCGACCATTGTGCGGGCGTAGATGGCGGGCTGGCCGTGAACTACGAATACTTGTTGCAGTGCCTGTTGTGGTTTCAGGCCGAGTTCTGCTCCGTAGAGGATTGCGGCGGCTCCATCATCGGGCTTACCACGGAAGGTTTGGGGCACCATTTGGGTATTGCAGAGGACGGTGGCGAGTTTGTGGGCGGCGCTCATGGCTTCGGCTTGGCGCATGAGGTCGTTAATGCCGGTGTCGGATAGTTCTGGGGTGGTGTTGTCGGTGGTTTCGAGGGTGTATGGGTTGGTCATTTAGATGTTCCTTTCATCGTCGAATCGGTCGAGGGTGATTTCTGTGAGGGCGACGGCTGTTTCTAGGTCGTGGCCGTGCTCGGTGAAATGCTGGATGAGGTAGATGGCTTGGTCTGCGAACGCGGTCAACGCGTTGTAGTTCGCTGCGGTGGCAGTGCGGGCCACCTCCAAACGCCGGTAGGGCATGTCGCTGGGCTTGCTCATAGTTGTTGTCGTTCCTGGTCTACTTGGTCGTGGATTTGCTGGTAGAGGTCACGCAGTTTGGGGAACGTGTCTCCGTGGTCGACCATCCAGTCGAAGGCTTCGCTTTGTGCACGGTTGAGGGCACGTTGCTTTTGCTCTTTGGTGGGGTATGTGGACTCTGGTGCGAATAGGGGCATTAGTTCACGACCTTTGTGAGTCGGAGGCGGGTGGAGCCTCGGCGGGTTTTGGTGTTGAACTCGCGGTACATGTCCGGGTGGGCGGTCTTAAACGCCTTCGAGTCGAACGTCTTAGAATCCTTGGTGGTAGACACGCTCACCTTGTATCCGGCGTGCGTACCCGCGTAGGAATCACCTAGCAGTTTCAACAAGTCTTTCTTGTAGGCCTTTGCTAGGTCAGACCAGCTGGCGGCTTTTTCTTCCGCATCCGCTAGTTGCGCTACGAGGTCTTCTACTTCGTCGGCGTCTTCTAGGCTGGTGACCTCACCCATCCAATCCGGGGCGGTTCCATCCAGCCACGCGAACCACTCATTGGCGGTTGCCTGCATGTCCTCCACCACCTTGGGGTCATAGTGGATTACCTGATACTCGTAGCCGTCCGGGGTGAACTTCCCGTCCTGCTCCTTGTAGTACTCCACCAGCAGCACGCACGCTTCAGCACCCGCATGCCACATGTTTGCCTGGACTTGCAGGTAGTACCCGTCGGGGCACCAGTCATGCCAATACCCACCAGTGAACGGGTTCTTCGAGGTTTTAATCTCACCAATTACTCCCCCGTCCTCACTGAATAGGTCCGGAGTTCCGCATAGGCGCCCATCGGCCTCGTTGATGATGATGGTCTGCGGGTCCGGGTTATACCGCAAACGTGAATCAACGCCGAGGAACTCATAATCATCATCAGTGCGAGAAAGCGTAGGGTCTAGGGCAATTGCTATTTTCGGTTCGCGGCCAGTGCCCCAAACCGTGTAATCATTACCTCCCCACCGTTTCCCTTTTTCTTTCTGCTCGCGTAGCTCCTGCCACTGTCTAGCGGTCCTGCTTAAATGCAGGTCTCTTAGTTCTGTGGAGGTGAGGTGCTGGCGGCGGAACTCGTGCCACGCTTCCTCATTTGCCGGCTTAAATGTTTTCAAAACTTGCTCCCCTAAAAATCGTGTTCCCCCGGTTTGTCTTGTCCAAAATCTTTTTCGCCCTCCGCGCATGGCGCTCACAGAATCGGAAACCAAACCCCAACCCGATATCGTCGGTTCCTAGCTCGTCACAGGCTAGGTGCAGGCACCCGAAGTCTTCCTTGAATTGGTTTAGGGCCTCATTCGCGGCTTTGCGTGACGTGAATGAGGTGGGTTTGGGTAGGTTCACCCACCACAACCCCTCCCGTTTCCTAGCTGGATGCAGCAGCATTTCGCCCCTTCCTGACGTAATCCTCAATCGTCTTGCATTTCACGCCGTACACCGTGGCTAGTCGCTGCTTAGCAAGCGCAGGGCCAAGGATGCGGGCAAAATGTGGGTATTCTTCCGCAACGAGCTGCTGCCTAGTCAAAGGCTGCTCATGGGTACGATGCCGGCGCAGGTCGTGCACGAAATGCATCGCCTCACCCCAGCTTGTGGCGGGGAATGTGGTGTCCTGGTCGTGAATATTCCACAGGCCTGCTTTTCGGTCTTTCCTAATGCGGGTCTTTACATCCATACCGGCGGCACCGAAATCACGACGTGGAGGAGGAAACCAATCATCACGCCAAACGCGCCGGTAGCCCAGCACAGGCGGAGTCGTTTTACGGCAACGTCCTGCCAATAAGCCAACTCCTTATGAGTAGGCTCGCGGCGCTCCGGTCGTTTATTTGTGGGTTGCATTGCGGATTTTCCTTTCATGGGCAGCAATCTGCCCGGCGATGTTGTTCGCCCCACCGGCAAGGGTGAGAATCTGGCGGCGCGTTTTCTCAGGTAGGTGCGCCAGTTGGTAGATGGTTTTCAGGCGGGTTTCAATATCAGTCATGTGGGCTTTCGCCTCATCGTGCGTAATCTGACGCATCGTTTACCTCCATTGCATGGTGAATTTCAGGGTTCGGGGCTTACGATGACGACCCCGGCGGAATAGTCTTTTTAGCCAGCTCATACGGTCTTCCCCATCAAAAAGGCGTCGCACCAATCCCGGCGCACACGCCACCTGCGGCCAACTTTCACGCCACGCAACTCGCCGCGCTGCAAAAGCGTGTACACAGAGTCGCGGTCCATCCGCATGTATTCGGCTGCTTCATCAGCCAGCAGCCATGTGGTAGTCTCCATTACAGACCTCCCTTTTTGAGTGTCGTACTAAAAAAGGCCCACCTTCCTGGGCCTTAACGATCGGCCCCCACACTCGCAATTCGTAGGGGGCCGCACTTATGTCTTATTAAGGGGTGGGTGCAGGCGCGGGCTAGTGGCGGGGCCACCCGACACCTTCACTTACGACGGCAGTTACACGTCACACCCAACCCCAGCGGGCTGCCGGGGACTCGAACCCCGGAGTCTTTTGTAAACACATTCCTTTGCCCCGGTTGTAGGTATAAGAAAATGTGTTTTATCCATTCAGCCCTTGGTGTTTTTCGTGCCCTGTTACGTGGTGTTGCCTCACCCTTGGCCCGCTACGGCGGTTGGGTGGTTTCAGCCTTTCGGCACTAGTGGTCATGGCGTTCTATGACCCGCGCTCGCACTAGTAAGTAGTCCCACATGGACACGGCCCGGCTACTGTTCTCTGCCGGGATAGGCTCTCTATTCAGTTCTCTGTACTGCGTGGCCTCCGGTTCCTCACCCATCCCCTAGGGAGGAATGCCGGCGGCCTTGTGCCTATGCGGTGGCTTGCACACCGCTGCCTGCTAGTTAGGCGATGTCGTTTCCTTGCCAGACGCCTACGACGGAGGCGTTACGTGCTTTCCCACGCGACCGGGTAAACCCCACATGGTGGATAAGACCCCGGCATTTCCAGTAGCGGAACAAACCACCCCAAGCGTTCGGGCTATCCGGTTCCACGCCGCAGGCGGCGCGAACATCATCAGCCGTAAACGGACGGCGTGTTTTCGCCAGTTCGGCTACGGCCTTATCAGCCGCCGAGTACCAATCCGTCCCGGCGCGAATCGCGGCCATGTACGCGGCCTCCGCTGGATGCAGCGAATCAGACATGTGATATGCTCCTAAGTAGATTTCTTTGCTTTAGGCTCGGTGTTCCAGCACCGGGCCTTTTCTTATGCGGCTAGTTCTTCTGCAACGAGGATTTTGGAGGGGTTAGCTCCGAGTGCTGCCAGCGCTTCCAGTACGGAGACCGTGGGTTTGCGAGTGTTTAGTGCGGTAGTCCAGGTCTTGCGGTTTAGGTTGGTCTTTTCAGCTAGTCCCGTGGTGGACGTAATGTGATGCAGTCGCTTCACTCGGTCGATTTCATCGAGGGAGAGTAGAAACATTCCCATTTCCTCCTTTCATCCGGTCGGTGTGTAACTCAATTTACACACCACACCAGTAACCGGCAAGTGTAATTACACGAATGGGGGAATGTGGATTACCATTTGGGCACGTTATTACCCATTCAGTGTGTAACTTTTTACTCACTGTGTTAGGGTTACAAACATGGAAATCAAGCAGTGGCTAAGCGAAACCTCGCACCGCCGTATAACAGACCAAGAAATCGCAGACATCCTTAAAGTCACACGTAAGACCGCCAACAAGCGGCTCAATGAAGGACTTCCTACCGATGACCTTCTTGCGCTCTGCCAGGAATTTGGAATCAATCGCACGCTTGCACTGGTTGAGCTTGGGCACGTTCCTTACCAAGACGTGCTTGATTTCCTCGACTCCGACGGCGCCCTCGTATCCACCGCCGACGAGGGAGAACTCGCGATTGAACTAGCGCGCCGACTCAACCCCGCTACCCGCGCCGATGAGCTAGACGAGTTGGCCGCCCGACGTGCGGGTGCCCCCGTGTCCGACCCGTCTGCTTCACTGCATGATGACGACGATGGCCTGGTCCAAGAGTGGGACGATTCCATACCGCACGCTGCGGACAGCAGCCCCGACGAGCAGGCCGAGCGTGAAAAGCGAGGTGAGGATTTGATTGATTAACACTGATGCCCTCATTGATGTGGCGCAGCGGCGCGGGTATCGGGTGAGGTGGCATCGTGGCGGGCCGAAAGCAGCATGGCTCCCCCACTGCAACACCATCAGCCTGCGCGTAGGCATGGATGATGTCACCACCCTGTGCTCATTGGCTCACGAGCTAGGCCACGCGCATTATGGTGACCCGCCCGGTCACCACGGGGCACACGAACTACGCGCCGACAGGTTCGCCGCCCGCCTACTCATCACCCCTCACGACTACGCCACCACTGAAGCAATCTACGGACCACACCCCAACGTCCTGGCCCACGAGCTAGGCGTCACGGTCAAAGTCCTAAAAACTTGGCAATCTCTCTACGAAAGGACAGCAGCATAATGGATTCCATCACCCGGAGCGTTATCGCTAACGAGCAAGAAGTGCTCAACGCAGCCCACCAATTCGCCCTGGCAAAATTCAAGAAATACAGTGTCAACCTCACTGGAAATGAACTCACCATCCACAACAAATTCCTTTGGCAAAGCCAAGATACGTCCATTGTGGTGGAAAATGGCGTACTCACGGCCTCGCACAATACCATCGAGGCTATGGGGCGCTCGGTCAAAATCATCCAGGCCATCGACTCCCTCCTTGACGATCAAGGTTGGAATGAGGCGATTAGGAAGACGGGCGCAGACTCAGTGAAGTCTCCTGCTACGCGTGACCGTATCCTGGCTCTCCTCTACCCCGATGAGACGGTCATTGCCGCTACTCAAGGGCTTTCTCTAAGTAAGACGAGTATTATCGCTGCGACTGATCGCCGGGTTCTACTTGTGAAGGCTGATACTTTTGGATTTGACTCCGGTGATAGGTCAATCTCGCTGGAGAAGATTTCTTCGGTCTCCACATCTCGGGGTATGGCTTTTGCTTCGATTGAGCTCACGACTTCTAATGAGGAAATCAAGGTGGAGAAAGTCTCTAACAATGAGGCTGACGGATTTGTTCGTGAATTACGTGCCCGGCTCGATTCTGCCTCTGAGCCTGTGAACGTTTCACCGGCAGCCTCTGACAATCTTGACCAGTTAACTAAGTTGGCAGACTTGCACGCCGCCGGCGTTCTTACAGACGAAGAATTTGCAGCAGCTAAGGCCAAAGCCCTCGGACTGTAAAACTGGGGGTGGCCCCGTGGAGCTGAGCTCAATACACGAGGCCACCCTATAGGCCCACGGGGGGGATGTGGGCCACCAGCAGTATAAGACAAACCCGCCCCTGGTGCCTGTTATGTGGAAGTGCAGCACCAAGGGCGGCAGTAATCCAACCACGAATGGGAAGGACACGTATATCTTATGGCGTCTATCAAGCCGTACAAGACCGCAAAAGGTCGGGCGTGGCGCGTGCAGTACCGCGACCCCGCCGGAAAGAACAAGACTAAGCAGGGATTCCGAACCAAAAACGAGGCACAAGCATGGGCGGATAAAAACGCCACCACCATACGCACCGGCGACTGGATAGACCCCAACGCCGGCAAAGTAACTATTGGTGAGGTTGCCGTTCCGTGGGAGGCGAACCTCACCCACCTGAAACCTAAAACGCGACATGACATGCTGGCAGTCTGGCGCAACCACGTAGAACCAAAGTGGGGTGGGCGTCAGGTGGCCGGAATTAAGCCCTCGGAGGTACAAGCGTGGGTATCAAGTCTGGATAGGTCCGCGTCGTTGGTTAGGCAGGCTCATGCGGTGCTGGCGCAGATTCTTGACTTGGCGGTGATGGATAAGGCGGTACGTGAGAATCCGGCGCGAGGCGTGAAACTACCGCGTAAGGACGCGGCGCGGAAAGTGTATTTAACGGCGGAGCAACTTGGCCTGCTGGTGGGTGAATGCACACGCTACCGAGAGCTGGTGTGGCTGCTTGGCACGGTGGGGCTGCGCTGGGGTGAAGCGGCAGCACTTAGGGTGCGGGATGTGAACGTGCTGCGGAACCGAATCAGCATCGAGCGTAACGCCGTCACCGTGGGTAGTGAAGTGATTATTGGCACGCCTAAGACACATGAGGTGCGGGAAGTGTCCGTGCCTGTGTCCGTGATGCGGATGCTGGTGCCAGTGATGGACGGCAAAGGGCCGGACGAGTTGTTGTGGCCGCGTCGTGACGGCACACCGATGAAACCACCCACACATGGCAAGTGGTACTACAACGCGCTGGATAGGTGTATGGAAAAGTACCCGGATTTTCCGCGAGTCACCCCACACGGGCTTAGGCATGTTGCGGCCGGCCTGATGATTTCCGCCGGGGCGAACGTGAAGGTTGTGCAAAGGCAGCTCGGGCATTCTTCCGCTGCGATGACTCTCGATATTTACGCTGAATTGTTTGATGAGGACTTGGAAGCGGTGGGCAGTGCCGTGGAGGAAAAGATTTCAAATGCAGTGGAATTGTCGTGGAAAGGGGCTTAAAAAGGGTGTTTATGCAGGTTAAATGGGGTTTAGGTCACTGGTTCGAGCCCAGTTGGAGGAGCAGATAATTTACCCCCTTCTACCGGCGAATATGCTGGTGGGAGGGGGTTTCTGCGTTTTGGGCTATACGGTGGTTTCCGGTGGTTTACGGTGGTTTCCTGTCACAAATGCAGTGGAAATGCATGGCCGTTTTTGGGCCCACTTGCAATGCCATACTTTACGGCATATAATGGCGTTAGACGGCAAGGAGAACAGCTCCTGGAAGAGGCCGCACAACCGGAAAGAAAGTCCGAAATGCAGACCATCATCACCACCCTGGGCACCTACACCGGCCCCCACATGTACGCCATCCTCAAAGAGCAGTTTCCCGCTGATGTGACGTTCCGGCGCACCAATGTGCCAGGCCAGTGGGGCACCATCGACCGCGTCGTAGGCCGCCAGCACTTCACCCTCGGCACCATCACCGAAGTAAGGACACAAGCCGCATGACCCCAAACGAGTTCCGTATTCTCCGCACCAGCATGGGGCTCACCTCCCAAGAGGTAGCCAACGCCTGCGACGTAAACCTCCGCACCGCCCAACGGTGGGAAACCACCCACCAGCCCCCACTCGATGCCGGTGTATGGCTACAAGACAAGTGGGTGCGGTTCGCAGACTGTATCGACCAAGCCCTACAGATTGCCGAGCAGGCAGAGGCCTG